CAGACGCAGGGGCTGATATTGTAGCTGGATTAAAATACATAGTTTCAGGTGCAAATCCTGCCATAAAATCAGGGTTTACATCATATGCTTGTCTAGCGGGTGCAAATATCTGTGGAAGATCGCCTCCTGTAATATTATCAGGTATTTCACCAAATCTACCGCCTTCATAATAGCCAGTTCTTCCACCTTCTGCTGAGTAAAGAATAGGCTCTGGATTATTACGATACATATCTTCTCTTCTTTTTCTGTATGCTTCTTCACTTTCGCCAAGCATTCTTTCAAAAGCTTCTTGTGATTCCATTATGCTAGTACCGCCCATACCTATACCTGCTGGTATGTATGCCATTGGGTCTGTAAGTCCTGTAGCCAAATTACCAAAACCTTCACCAATAGTATTACCTGTAAAAGCATCTTTTACAGCTCCTGCACCTGTTCCAGCATAACCTTCTACTGCTGATTTACCAGCTTGTGCTATTGCTGGTTGAGCTGCTGCTATATTCCCTTGTAAAGCAAGTTGTCCTGCTTCATTTAAAACTTGCTGACCAGCCGTTGCTCCTCCTGTACCAATAACATCTGTTAGTATTGTGCCATCCGCAGCAATAGGATTACTAAGTATGTTTTGTGTTGCTACGTCTGTTGCTGTTTGTGTAGCTGCTGCTGTTGCATCTGCTCCAGCTTTAGCTGCACCTGCTCCTTGCATAGCAGTTCCTAAACCATATCCTGTTAAACCAGCTAGTAATCCTTTTTTAAGATCGCCTGTGGCTGCATATTGTGCAAGACCAGAACCTAAAGCTCCTGCTGTCAAAGCACTCATGCCGCCTACACCAGCTAATAAACTACTTCCTAATAAACTTCCTGCTATTGGAGCAAGAAAAGGTAAAAAAGCTTCAGGTTGACCTGTTTCAGGATTGACTGTTATAGGCATAGCTGACGCTAATCCTTTTACTTCTGCTGGATTAACGTGCAAAAGCATAGAGTCGCCATAACGACCTTGAGCTGCTACATTTTTAGTTTGTTGTTTAATATCCATTATCTTTCCTCTTTAGTTTCGCAACCAAACACATTAAAACTCATATCAACCGCACTTGCATAAACCTTTAATACATCTGTTTGATTAAGGGTTATACCTATAACTATAGCTAACGAATCATTGGCTGCAACTGATTTATCGTAGTATAAAAATTGTTTGTCATTCGCACCTGCACCAGCTACATGAACACTTAATCTAAATGTTATAGCTGATCCTGTTCTATTAGCTGCCACAATCGAACTAATTGTGGTTTGTGTCATATCTGGCACAGTATATAAAACTGTTGTAGTAGTGGCTGCTGGGTCTAGCTGACCTAATACTTTTAAATCATCAGCCATGTTTTAGCCCCATTAATAAAAATTGATGTCGTTTAGAAGCTTTACTTGTAACTGTAGACTGCATTCTTTGTATGTTTGTTATTCTAACATTTATATCTTCTATAGCTTGTTCTATAGTTCTTCTAGTTAAAGCTTCATCATTAGAATTGTATTCTAAATCAGCTACTGGTAATGCTATCGTTCTGATATCAGCCATTATCTTTTACCATCTGGTCTAATTTCTAATCTCAAATCACCTAATCTCCAGCCATAATCACTAGATGAATTAGATATACGCAAAGCAGCTTGTCTGCTTCTTGCTCTTGTATTTGCAAAAGTAGAAGCTGGTGTTACATCTATAGTCTGTAAAGTAGATAAATCTTGTAAAGGAAAGTCTCTACCTTTAATAGTAAAAGTTACACTATCACTTGTTGATTGTTGATCTCTGAATTCTATGTCAGGTATCAACTTTGATATAAATGTATACCTTTCTCCATCTGGAGCTAGATCAAAATCACTAGATTCTATAAAAGCTGCAAAAGCATCTGTGCCATCTCCGTGTCCTATTTCATGGCTATATACATAATTTAAGTTAGATGTGCTGCTATTTTTACTTGCTGCTAATGGATTTTCATATATAGATGCTTCGTTCCATGCAGTTCTTACAAAATTATCTGTAGTAGTTCCTATAGACCATGTATTTTCTAAGTAATTAAATAATACGTATTTATCTATTTCTATACTTGTGCCTGAAGGATAAAACCACATAACTTCATTAACACTTGAATTTGCAGCAGCAAAAACTTTATAGGCTTGATCTTGATTTAAGTCTGATAATACATAATCTAATACTGTGCAAGGTAATCTTTGTGATGTTCCTGAGTAAACATGAAACCCATCACGATCCATAAAATATACTCTACCATTTGCATTAGTTGCAGCATTTGGTGATATTAAACTTACACCCTCTGCAACTTCTGTAAAACTAAAAACAAAAGGTTCACCAACAAAACGCATAGATACAATACCTGCATCTGTCCATATGAGTATTTCTTGTCTAGTACGCAAAGCACCTACAATTGTAGAACCTTGAGATAATTGCACACCACCAGCTTGATTTGTTGCGGTAGGTGTCCAATCGACTGCACTTTCTCTATCTGAAAATCTTACTAATAAAGGATCAATTGCAGAACTACCTATAGGATTAGAACCAAAAGCTATAACGTGTTTATCTACATCTGATGTCATAACTTGTAAACAGACTGTTGGTACATCACTAGCACCTGATTCTGAAGATAAAGCTACTGCCCTTGTAGTAAGCCCATCTGATTTATCCCAAAAATACAAAGCTCCAGCTCTAGGTGCAGCAATAGTATCATCACCAAAATTATCTATTGACCACAACCTAAGTTGGTTTATTGATGTTAAATCACTTGCAGAACCCCATGTTCCAGCTCCCCAAGTATTAATACCCCAACCTGTGCCTCTTACATAAACATCTAAGCCTGAATTAATTTGATAAGCACCATCTACTCCAGAACCGCCATTACCACTATCACTACTGTTTGCTGTTACTGTTGCTCCTGTTGTATCTTTAGCTGTAATTGTATAAGTATCAGCTCCAGTTACTAAATCTATTTGATATTCTTGATTTAAGACTTCTGCTGTTACAAGACCTCCTAATGAAACTGCACCTGATATAGTAACAAAATCTCCTGTAACTGCTCCGTGAGCATCATCTGTAGCAGTTATTGTAGAAGAACCATCAGTTGCAGCAAATGTAATACCATTAGTTGTTGTTGCTCTTATAGGTGTTATGTCGTAATAAACATCTCCACTTAAATTATATAGTTTTTGATGTGTGCCTAATATTATAAAACTATCTCCGCTTGTTGCTTTGTATGGATATAATTTTCTACAAGTTCCTATAAAAGATGAATTAGTAAACTTAGACCATCCACCTATTCTTTCGGGTTTGCCTTTGCGAAATCTAACTTTATCAGCATCAAACCAACCACCCTCATTAGAGTAGTTAGTTCCTTCTTTATTTATACCTGGTTTGAAAACATATTTAGCTAAAGGCATATTAGACCTCAATCCATTCTTTGCCTTCAAAAAGAAGTGCTTCTGCTTCTCTTCGTCTAATTAATCCTTGCAATGTTTTTCCTCCAGCTTTATTCCATCTTTTAATTTGTGATGGTGTTGTATGATAATCACCTGCGTTAAGTAATTTTAATAATGTTGAATTACCAAGATTAGTTGGTCCTAGGTTATAGACCCAACAAACTAAAGCATCAAACTGACATTGTTTTAAAGGTACTGTAACCATGTCATTTATATAACCTTCGTATTCAGGCATCTCTTCTTGTAGTAAATGTTCGGCTTCGTCTTGATTTATCTTATTACCTTCTTTAACTTCTTTAGTGTGACCATATCCTATAGTCCAAACACCTACAGAATCTTGATATGCTTCTAATTTACAGCCTTCAAACTTTTTAATTAAAGCTATCCCCTCTTGTGATATGTTCATTTTATTCCCCTGTTTCAGGTTTATTTGTAGTAACTTTTCTATAATAGACCACAACCTGTTTAAGTTCATTTATATATCTCTTTAATTCCTGCATATTGTAAGACATGAGTTCATAGTCAGGTACAGACATAGCAAAGAAAACTATTTGCCCATGTTCTTTTTCTACTCTAGCTAAAAACTCATCTATATTTTTATCTGAAACTACATACCAATATGGCTCTTTTAAATCTATTTCTCTAGGCATAACAGGCTGTGCTATTTGCCTTTCTAAAGCTTTAGTAGTTATTTGTACGTTTTGTTTACTTGGAAACAGACTGCAACTGGAGACCATCATCAAGATTATCAATGCTGCGACTGTCTTCTTCAATACTATCAAATACATTTTTAGTTCCTTTATTAACCCTAGGCTCTAGTAAAGATGGTTTAGCTGCTGCTAACTTAGTTAAATCATGTCTTTTAAATACATCTAAGTATCTAGACATTTCAGCTTGTATGGCTTGATTTTTGCTTTGTATCTCTAATAAACCTTCTGTTTGCAATTTGAAATCATTTTGCAAAGATTCTATGGCAGCTTGTTGTTCTTGATCTCTTAACTCAAATGCTTGATTAAGAGCAGATAATCTAGAGTTTTCACTCCACAAGAAATATCCAATTATTGCCATAACTGCTATTACACCTATTAAAACTTTACTCATATTTTATGCCCATGTATAAACCTGTAATGGTTTAGCCTTACCTTTTACTTCTATAGGTTCTAATAATTGTAGCTCAAAATTACTATATTTGGCAGTTTCTTCACCTATTAAGACTCCTACTCCAGCAACCTTTGTACTTGATTCTAATCTAGCTGCTACATTACAAGGGTCTCCTATAAGACTAAATGCAAATCTATCTGTTGCTCCAAAGTTACCAGCTATACAAACTCCTGAATTTACACCTATACCAATAGCAACTTCAGGTATATTTTCTTCTGAAAATTTAATATTTAACTGGTCAATATTCTTTTCTATTTCTTTTGCTGCTTGTAAAGCAAGATTATGATGATCATCTTGTGGAATAATTGTATTCCAATGGAACATACCAGCATCTCCAATAAACTTATCAGTACAACCAAAATATT